CGTTAATGATTTGTCAATTAGCGTGAATACTAATCACACTACTGCTCAGGGTTATCATCCGATTTATCCTTACGGATCTGTATCGACTACGACTTACACCGACTGGACAACTGACATGGCAGTCCAGCAAGCAGCTCTTATGATATCTGTCGAAATCTGGCAAGCACGCACCGCAACTTTGAGCGGGTCAAATGCTGTCGATTTCCAGCCAAGCCCTTACCGAATGAGCGCACAGCTTCTCGCTAAGGTGCGAGGATTGATCGCTCACGCACTCGATCCGCGTTCGATGGTGGGCTGATGCCTGTTGCCGTCACTACTCTTAGAACCACTTTAGCAACTGCTCTAGTAGATAATGCAAAGTGGCAGACCTTTGCTTTTCCACCTGCAACAGTCCTTGCTAACTCTGTAATCGTGTCTCCAGATGATCCGTATCTGACACCGAGCAACAATCAGCACATCACTATTAGCCCGATGGCTAACTTTAAGATCATCATGACTGTGCCTTTGTTTGACAATGAAGGCAACCTTAACGGCATTGAGGATGTTATCTGCGGCGTGTTCGCTAAGCTCGCAGCATCATCTTTGACCTATAATGTAAGCGCAATCAGCGCACCAAGTATTCTCAATGTTGCAAGCGGGGAACTGCTCAGCTGCGAGATGTCCGTATCTATTTTAACAAGTTGGAGTTAATCATGTCCGATTGGGATAAAGAGAACGAAGCCTTTCTGATCAAGATCGGACAGGTTAAGCCAGAAGCACCAAAGCCAGCACCTACCAAGAAAGACGAGGAATAATCTCATGGCTGTATTTCTAAATAACAATGTGGGCGTGAAGATCAACTCAGTCGATCTTTCAGACCATGTCACAGCAGTAACAATCAACCGCGTATTCGATGAGCTAGAAGTCACAGCAATGGGTGATTCAGCACACAAGTTCGTTAAGGGTCTAGAGTCATCAACTGTGACTATCGATTTCCTAAACGATACAGCATCTGCGAATGTATTGGCAACATTACAAGCTGCATGGGGAACAACTGTTACAGCAGTATTCCTACAAACAAAGGGAACAATAGTATCTGCTACAAACCCTCTGTACACAGTTTCATTGCTAGTCAATAACACAACAGACATCAATGGTGCTGTTGGCGATATCGGCACACAGTCAATCACATTTACTGCTAACTCAACAGTTGCAGTAGCCACAACAGGCACATTCTAAGAAACTAAACAAAGGGGCAAACCATGGCAAAACTAAAGATAGTTCGTACAGATGGAAGCGTACTAGAAGGCGAGATCACTCCAGCCGTGGAGTATTCGTTCGAGCAGTACGCTAAAAAGGGCTTCCATAAGGCGTTTCGCGATGAAGAAAAGCAAAGCGATGTCTATTGGTTAGCATGGGAAGTAACACGCAGAGCAGGTGAATCTGTTAAGCCTTTCGGGATTGACTTTATCGAGACACTTAAGAGTGTTGAGGTATTAGACTCAGACCCTTTAGCTTAAAGCGCGATCTTCCGTTCACCTACCTGATTGCTAGGCTAAGCATTAGGTTGGGAATCGCGCCACAGCAGTTGTTGGAGTTAGACAAGACAATGCTTGATGCACTAGTGCAGGGGCTAAGAGATGAAGCGAAAGAGGTGAGCGATGGCAACAGAAGTAGTAGGCGCACTCGCTCTTAAAAAAGCTCTAAATGCTTACGCTCCAGATCTAGCCAAAGAATTGACAAAAGAATTGGGCACAGTCTTGAAGCCTGTTGTTAATGACGCAAGATCCTTTGTGCCCTTGGCATCGCCTATGTCTGGATGGCGCAAAAGCGAAACATCTAAAGGCGGTCGTTTTCCTAAGTATGATGCAGCGGAAATTCGCAGGGGCATTATCTATAAGACAACACCATCCAAGCCTAATAAGGCTGGCTTTGTTAATACTATTCGCATCCAGAATAAGTCTATGCAAGGTGCGATCTTTGAGACTGCTGGTCGAAAGAATGGACAGGGTCAAGACTGGGTCGGTCCTAAGGCAGGTGGAGCATCTAAAGGTGTTTCGCGTTCTCCCAATCCTTATGCTGGCAATCAGTTCATCTCTAACTTAGGGCAACTTTACGGCACAAAGCGCGGTGGAGATCATCGCATGATGGGTCGCTTAATCTTTAGAGCATGGGATAAGACTCAGGGTCGAGCCAATGCAGCAGTCTTTAAGTCAATCGAAAACACAACAGCCAAGTTCAATCGCCGCACAGCGATGGTAGATGTACGGAGAGCCGCATGAGTAATGTTGCAATTAATATCGCGGCAGAATTTAAAGGAAAGCCAGCATTCAAAAAGGCTGAAACAAGCATTGATCGCTTAGATCAGCGCACAAAGAATCTTGGCAAGACTTTAACTCGAACATTCGGCACAACAGCAGTTGTGGCTTTTGGTCGTGCATCTGTGCGAGCTTTTGCAGAAGATGACAAGGCAGCAACCTCTTTAGGTCAAACTCTTAAGAATCTCAATCTTGCTTATGGATCAAACATAGGCACAGTCAATGGCTTTATATCTCGCCTTGAAATGCAAACAGGTGTGCTTGATGACGAGCTGCGTCCAGCAATGGATCGCTTACTTCGTGCAACAGGTGATGTAACTAAGTCTCAGGAATTGCTAGGACTTGCATTAGATATTGCAGCGGGCACGGGTCGATCCGTTACTCAGGTTTCACAAAGTCTCCAGAAGGCTTATCTAGGTCAGACACAGGCACTTGGTCGCTTAGGTGTAGGACTATCAAAAGCCGAACTGACATCTTCTTCATTTGAGGAAATTCAAGCTCGCTTAGCAACACTATTCGCAGGACAAGCATCAGCGGCAGCAGAGACTTTTGCAGGTCAAATAGACAAGCTAACAATCGCTGCTAACAACGCCAAAGAGACTATTGGAAAAGGCTTGTTCGATGCCATCACAGCCTTATCAGGTGGAAGCAGCACAGCTGGCATAGATAACATTAATAAGTTAGCCACAGGCATTGCTGACACTCTAAAGAATGTTGGTCTCTTGATCGGCAAGTTGGAAGATTTCAAGCCTGTACTTATCGCAGTCGGTGTTGTAGCGGCAGCAGCATTCTTGCCAATGACTACGGCAATCGCTGGAGCAATCTTCCTATTGGGAACATTGAACAAGGCATTGGATAAGCAATCTTTTGCCAAGGGCATCATTCCAAAGGGCATGGGCAATGTTTCCATGACTATGTCTGGTCAGGTAGATAATAGAGTCTTAGGAAATCAGACCAAGATAACAAAACTGACGAAAGAGCAATCAGCAGCACAGGCTAAGATTCTTAAAGATAAAAGATTACAAAACGCCATTGACAAGGCTAACCTTGCTCTTGCCAAGGGTAGCGATATCTTTGACATTGATCAGATTCAGATTGCAGCAGCACTTGCTAATCAGACAGAGCAACTAGGCAAGGCAAGCACCTCAGCACAGGCGTTACAGATTGCCAACGATATTGCCCGCCTAAATGTAAAGCAGTCAATCAATGCTTTAGAAGATGCTATTGCTGCTAAGGATCAGGCAGCCATCGAAGCTGCAACAAAGAAGCTCAACGAAGACATGAAGATTCTTGGCGTACTTAGCCAGCAGAATGTAAAACTTCTAGACATCAAATCTATTCTTGATAGCCTTCTTCCTAAGGATCTAATCAACCTACAAAACCTTAAAGATGCTATTGCTTTACTTGGTCAGATTCAAGTCCCTAGCCTTGCCGCACCTAGTGCAGGTGGCGGCGGTGGTGGCGGTGGTGGCGGTGGTGGTGCTACTGGTCCAGCAGCATCTCTTATAGATCTACGCGCTACGACAACTCCGGGAACAGCAATCAATGCACTTCTTAAAGAGCATATTGATGAAATCCTAAGCACTCCAGTTATGCCAGAAGTTGATGAGCAATCACAACGCGCTGCAATGAAATTACTAGTGCCCGGAACAATTAACGCAGGTTCAAGTTTTGACCCAGCAAGATTTAGAGCTGGCGATAACGGCGATACAATCAATATCAATGTGCAGACAGGTATCGGCGATCCTAACGCTATTGCAGAAGCCATTGACCAAGTGCTTAACGATGCTATTGCCCGTGGCACATTGAGAGGTTATGTACCTGCATGACATGGCTTCCAGAATGGCGAGTAACAGTAGGTGATGATGTCTATACGACTGTCACCTCTGTTTCCTATGCCTCTGGTCGCTTAGACATTGATCGGCAACCTACAGCAGGTTACTGCCGAGTAGAGATTGTCAATACTAACAATGCACCTTTTACCATCAATGTCACAGAGCCAATTACATTAGAGCTTAAAAACTCTACTGGCACTTATGTGACTGTATTTGGTGGTGAGGTTTCAGACTTTAACATTGGTGTGCGTAGCCCAGAAGAAAGCGGCTATATCACCACAGGCACAATCTTAGGCATTGGCTCACTTGCCAGACTTGCTAAGGCTATCTTTAACACAGCACTTTCAGAAGGCTTAGACGGCGCACAAATAGCAACCATTCTAGGCGCAGCTCTTAATCTTAACTGGAATGAAGTCACACCTACAGTCACATGGGATACCTATCCAGCAACACAGGAATGGGAAACAGCAGAATCCTACATAGGCACAATCGACTCAGGCTTCTACACAATGATCGCTTTAGGTGCTAGTGCTTCTGCTAAGTCTCAGAGTCTTGCAGATCAGATAGCCAATAGCGCACTCGGAGCCGTTTTCGAGGAAAAGGATGGGGATGTCTCATATTCCGATGCAGATCACAGATCTAACTATCTCGCAGCAAATGGCTTTACTAACATCGATGGCGCGTATGCAACACCTACCTCTATCACATCCACAACTCAGACTGCTCGCTTGCGTAACAGCCTTATCTATCGCTACGCCACAGGATACGGCAGCACATACAGTATCTCTGATTCAGACTCCATAGCCTCTTACGGGCTCTTTGAGCGTTCGTTCGACTCTAACATCAAGAACCTTGCAGACATCACGGATATTGCCGCTAGAGAGCTTAAACTGCGCGCTAACCCTAGAGCATCTTTGGGAGCAATTACCTTTCGCCTAGATAATCCAGACATTCCAACTGCAATGCTTGACAGCCTTATCGGAGTCTTTTTTGGTCAGCCTATGTTAATCAGCAACCTACCAAGCAACTTGCTTGATGGTCAGTTTGATGGCTTTGTTGAGAATGTGGCACTTAGAGCTACACCTAGTTTTACAGAGATGACTCTTTTTGTTTCAGCAACAGACTTCTCACTATCTACAACCCAATGGGAAACAGTATTACCAGCCTCACTAATCTGGACAGGTGTAAATGCTACACTTATCTATAGCAACGCGACAGGAGCTCTAACCTAATGGCAACAACAACTACTAACTATGGCTTTGATGTTCCTACATCGAGCGACCTAGTAAAAAATGGTGCGACTCAGATCGCTCTGCTTGGTCAGGATATTGACACATTCTTGTTCCGCCCATTCTCTAAGAATGTGATAATTAACGGAGCGATGGACTTCTGGCAACGAGGGACATCTTACGCATTGCCAGCAGCAGTTTTCAATTATGGCGCAGCTGATCGCTGGGGCGTTTATGCCAACTCCGTAACTGGTCGAACAATTAGCCGACAGACAGCTGGACTAGCAGGTTTTACATACTCACAGCGTGTTCAGCGTGATAGCGGAAACACAAATACTCAAAACACGCAATTAGTTCAGATTATAGAATCGCCGACCGCAACATCTTTGCAAGGTCAATTCGTCACAGTTTCTTTCTGGGCTAAGGCTGGAGCTAACTATTCTGTTTCATCTAGCAACATTACTGTTGTTTTGTATGCAGGAACAGGCACAGATCAGAATCCTTATACCTCAGGTTACACAGGACAGACCACACCAATTAGCACGAGCCAAGCAATTACAACTTCTTGGGCTAGGTATTCTTTTACAACATCAGCAGCATTGGCTTCAACAGTTACAGAATTGACACTTGCAATTCAGAGTGGTGCTTTTATAGGTACTGCTGGAGCAAATGACTGGTTCGAGGTGACAGGCGTGCAAGTAGAATCAGGATCTCAGGCAACTCCATTCACTCGCGCTGCGGAAACACTTCAAGGAGAATTAGCCGCTTGCCAGCGTTATTATTACCGAACAACAGCGAACGCAATTGGAATTCGGTTTGGCTATGGCACAAATATTTCAACAACTGCAGCACAAATTATGGTAACTTTTCCTGTTCAAATGAGAAGCGTACCTACAGCCCTTGAGCAATCAGGTACGAGCACAGATTATTCAATTACTGAACCCGCTGGAGCAACTGCTGCTTGTACTAGCGTGCCAACTTTCCTAAATGCAACTCTTATTAATTCAATTACCACTTTAACAAGCACAGATGGAACATTAACACAATATCGGGCATCCTCTGCTAGAGGAAGTGCATTGACGGCTTATCTTGGATGGAGTGCTGAACTATAATGAAATACGAACTTCTAACAACAACAGAAGATGGCGTAAAGATCTACGCTCGCATTGATGATGACGGCAAGTGCCGTGTGACTTGCACAGAGGATAATCCTGATTATCAGGCTTGGCTAAATCCTAAAGCGGAACAATCCACACCGAGTGTGATCGATGAAACCTCAACTAAGTAAGGCTGCGATACAGCTACGCGAACAGTTTGATGACACCTTCCCAGATAGAGATAGGCTTTCGGATGGGTGGATCGGTGATACCCGACACTCTGCTCGCAAGTCTGATCATAATCCAGATGAGCAAGGGTGGGTTCGTGCCATTGACATTGACCGCGACTTACACAAAGGCGGAAAGCCAGATCTTATGCCAGACATTGTCGATCAGGTTCGTCTCGCTTGCAAGTCTAAGTCAGAGAAGCGAATCAGTTACATCATATTTGATGGGCGTATCTGCTCCAGCATCCTTAACTGGAAGTGGCGCAAGTACACAGGATCTAACAAACACATCAAACACGCGCACTTCAGCTTTAAGAAAGAAGCTGACGATGCTGGGGCTTTTTTTCAAGTACCTATGTTAGGAGCAAAAGAATGAATGAACTAAAGACAGCAGCAGGATCTTGGGCGAGAGCCTTTTTGGTAGCAGCGATTTCCATGTATGCGGCTGGGGTCACAGATCCACAGGCTCTTATCGCAGCTGGTATTGCATCAATCCTTCCACCTGTACTTCGTTACTTGTCACCTAACGATCCTTCTATGGGCATCAAGAAGTGACACAGTCAGACTTCTTCACC